TATTGGTAATTTTTGGGGCAGCAGCAGCACAGCAATTGCCTTGCCTAATAATTACAGCGCGCAAACGCCAACATTTTCAAATGCTATTACAATAGAGTTGAAAGTGCAGTGGTCTGGCACTGCTTCGAATGTTTACACGCGCGTGCAACATGCAAGAGCATACAAACCAAATGGACAGGTGACATAATGGATTTTGCTGAAATCATATACCAAATGGGTTTGCGTGGTGCACAGTCACATCGCACTTACGAATCAATGGTTGCAACTTGGATTGATGCAAACGAACCAATTCCATCACTTGATGAGTGCGTTGCAAAGTGGAATGAACTGGTTGCATCTGGATTCTTTGAACCACCATACCACGTCAAACGATTGGAAGCATACCAGAACGCTGGCATTGACATGCAGAAGACAATTGAATTGTGCATGGAATATCAACTTGGTATTGCAACCAATGACATGGATGCAGTGACAAAGTACCGTGCACAGCTGGCAGACATCCATGCAAAGCGCACTGCAATCAAAGCCCAGTTTCCAAAGGGCTGATGATGCAAGACAACTTCACAAAGTGGATGCTTGGTATCACAGCTGGTATTGTGGTTGCAATGGGTGGTGCTCTGTTCAGTACTGTGCTGGCGTTGCGTGAAGACATGGCAGTGATTAAGACGAATCTTGCTGACATGAAAGAGACAGTGACAAAGCTGGATGTTTTACAATCGCAAGTGTCAGACCATGAGTACCGAATCCAATGGATTGAACGAGTTGAAGATCACACGCGTGCCGATGGTACGTCGCGAAGGATTGACACCCTACGAAGGGCGATTCGCTGAACCGATTGACAACACAGTTGGACGTGCTGAGATTGAAAAGCTTTGGGAGCTGACAGCATGGGAACGTGCAACACTTGCCTTCGATGACATAGCATTCAAGACAAAGATGATGGTGGCATTGCTGCCATTTGCATATTCACTTTCAAAGGGTTTGATCATGAAGAATTGGAAAACAACAGTTGCTGCAATCGTGGGTGCAATTGCCTACGTTATCAATGCAGTGTTCGGTTTGCCAATCCCATCAGATGCAATCATTGCAACAGCGGTGTTTTTCATCGGTCTGTTTGCGAAGGATAGCAACGTGACTGGTGGAACAGAAGTACAGTAAACGAATCGGGGCGGACGTGCGCAACATAGCCCCCCATGTATATCTACCCCGTGATAGCGCAGAACGTCCGCCCTTTTTTTAACAAGACAACAAGAGCATTGTAATGCACAACTTTACATGGTACGAAATCGCACGGCGTGAACTTGGTGTCAAGGAGTTGCAAGGCATTGCCGACAATCCGCGAATTGTTGAATACCACAGCACGACAACGTTGCGTGCAACTGATGATGAAGTGCCGTGGTGCTCATCCTTCGTGAACTGGTGCGTGCACAAAGCTGGGTATGTACCAACGAAGTCAGCAGCAGCACGATCGTGGGCAAAGTGGGGTGTGCAGATTGCAAAGCCAGTCAAGGGCTGCATCGTAGTCATGACGCGTACTGGTGGTGGTCACGTTGGTTTCTACGAAGACCACGATGCTTCAACAGTGTCTGTACTTGGTGGCAATCAAGATGATGCAGTGAACGTACGCAAGTATCGCATTGCACGTGTGATTGCTTATGTGCTGCCAAAGAAAATGAATGACAAAGACCAACTCGCATTTGAACTGTTGAAGGCACAAGCGTAATGGCATATCTTACAACCAGTGTTGTCAAGTCTGATTGGCTGCGCATTGATTCAGCAGATACAAGCATGGATGCATTGATTGCACGAATGATTGCAGCAGCAGAAGATGAGATTGATGGCATCATCAGTCAACCAGTGGAACAGCAATCAATCACGATGTACTGGGATGGTATTGGCGAAATCGAGCACACCATTCTTTACACAGTGCCAATGACAGCAACGCAACTGCGGTACAGGCAAGACCCAACAATTGGCTGGACAACGGTGGATGCAAGTAAGTATGCATTGCGCCCTCGCTACTTTGGTGCTGCACTCTGGTATGCTGATGGTTTCACACCTTACGTTGAATACGAGTTCACAGTCAATGTTGGCTGGGCAGCTAACACAGTGCCAGCTGATATTGTTGCTGCTGGGTATGAGCTTGTGAAAGAGCTGTATTTAGAGACACCCTACGCTGGACAATCAGAACGTTTCGGTATGTCAGCAGTTACAGAAGGTCAAGGTGGTACGACATTCAGCAAGGCCATCATGCGCATGCGTCCAATCGTTGAACAGAAACTGCAACGCTATCGACTGATGGTGATCTGATGGCATCACCATTTGCAGAGAAAGCGCGGCGCATTCGTGAGATTGTCAAGCAGTTCATTCAGTCTGCACCAGATGAACTCTATGCATTCACCATTGAACAGATGGGTGAAGACATTGGGTCATCTCCATTTGTTGCACAGAGTGAAGGCCCATTGAACTTGCGAGCACCACGCAACAACACAAACAAATTGCGTTTCCAAACCAACACACTTGGACGTGCACTTGCACCACGTGAAAAAGGAAACATCAGCAAGGTTGATGTTGTCAACGATCGTCTTGAAATCAAGTATGGTATTGATAAGGATGTTGTACCGTATGCAGCTATCCATGAGTATGGTGGCACAATCAAGCACCCTGGCGGAACACCATACGTCAACATAGGTGGGCGCACGTTGTTTGTGCGCAAAGAGAATGCTGACAAGAACATGCGCACTACCAAACCGCACAATATCGAAATGCCAGCACGCCCTTATCTAAGGCCGGGATTTGCAGCGTTTTCAAAACAACAGATACCACGTTTGTTGGATCGCATCAGAAAAGAATTGGGAAGTTGACAATGCCATCAGCAAACAAACTGTCATTCTTCATTGACACCGTGCGCACTGCACTTGCAAGTGAACCAACATTCACTGTGCAGAAGGTGCTGAACAAATCACAGCAACCAACTGCAACACGCACGATTGTCTATCCATTTATTGTGCAGACAACTGGTGGCACGATGCTGGAAAGTATGCGCATTGTTGATGGTACATGCACCATCCGCATCTGGTCTGATGTTGCAGTCAGCAGCGAAACTGCATTGCCAACTGGCAAGTCATTCACAGCCTATGCAGACACGATTGCAAAGATTGAAAAAGCAATCAGGAGCATACCATTCAGTGTGTACGAAACACACACCGATGGAACAACCACAGCAATACACGTTGCAAACGTGACACTGGTTGGTGGACATGTTGACAATGGTGACAACAAGATTGAAGCTGACTGTGATGTGACACTTTCGTTTGGGCACTGGGCATGACAACTGCACAGCTGATCAACCAATTGCAGAATTGGCAAGCAATACACGGCGTGTGCAACGTCATATATCAATCATCACTAGGCAACACAATTGAATTGCCAGTCAATGGTTGTGTGATCGCTGAAGATGAAGACGGAACAAAAGACTTGGTTTTGTTTACACAATACGAGCAACAAAATGGGTAGCATCAAACAGATGCTTGTGGGGGATATTGAACAGCCAACGAAGGAACAACCACAAGCACAGCAGCACAGTCTGTCATTCTACACAATCACACGCAAAGAGGATGCGCATTATCTACGTGGCATGCTGGACACGCTACCAACTGGTGTGCAGTGCGTGCTTGTCAACACAGTGCACGAAGCTGGATGCAAAGAGCATACATTGACTGTTGACAGAAGGGAAGTGATTGATGGCATTGAATACGTGTTTGCTACTTACAATTATGGCAGCTGGGATTTCGCTGCTGCACGCAATGCTGCACTGTCATTGTGCGATCGTGAATGGTGTTTCTGGATGGACACTGATGATCGACTGATGACATGGCAGCACAACAACATTCTTGAAATCACCAAGCTACCGCAAGGTGTTGGTGGTGTCATGGTTGGTTGCTATGGTTACCAACCACCATACGAAGAAAACAAGCGCGGTGCGTTCTATGCTGTTCCGCATTGTCGTGCACATCGCAAAGCTGTGGGTATTCAGTGGCGTGGTAAAGTGCACGAACAGATTGAACCGCAAATCAAGGACGCTGGATTCACAGTAATTGAAGCTGACATTGGTGTGTACCATGTTGGATATGTTGTAGACTCTGCAACCCTGACTGCCAAGATGGGTCGCAATGTGATCATGCTTTGCCAGCAGATCGCAGAAGATCGCACGTATCTGCCTGACTATTACACCAACGTGCTGCGCAATAACCTAAACACATATCTTGAATTGAAAGGATCATGACCCATGGCAGGTTATGTAATCAGTGGCGGTCGTGCACTCTTTGTGTACACAGCCACAAACGGCACAACGCCGTCAGTTGGTGTGTCACCAGTGTACACCAACACAGATCAGATTGACACCGATGTTGCGTTTGATGACCAAGGCGTTGCAACCATCACAGTCAATCAGTTGTCTGATGATGAAGCACTCAACACATTTATTGAAAACTACGCACGTCCAACTGCTGGCACTGCTGGCACACCAGAAGACATCACATTTGAAAATGGTGTTTCACGACTTGGTGCAGCGTCTGCTGGCCAGCCGTTGTACATCATTGTAAAGGGCGGTCTTGTGTCAGGCTCTGGCACATCAGTTGGAAAGCAAAAGGTTTTTCACATGTTTGGCGTTGCACAAAAAACATCTGGTTCATGGAACCAGTCAGGCAACGTGTACAACAAGCCAACACTTGCATTCGTTGCACAAGCAATTGAAACACCAATCACGATTGCTGCAACGTACTTCACTTCGATCACAGCGACAACGCCACAAGCGCAGTTGCTGAACAACTCAACTCGCAAGTTTGGCGCGGTGTTTTTCGGATGATCACAACAGCCATCATAGCGGTGTTACTTTACATTTTTGGGTTGGGTATTCGAAAAACAATACTGACACCAGATGGTGGCTACTACTTAGCAATGGGGCGCGGTGCACACGTGCCGTGTCCCTATGCTATGCGTCAACTCGCAACACTGCTTCCAAACGTTGCATCATGGCGTGCACTGCATGCAGTGTCATACATGGCACTCGCATTGGCAACACACGCGTTTGCTGAACAGCATGGTGTTGATGGTACAGTTGTTGCTGCTGGTGTGCTCTGCTTGCCAACAATACGACAGTCTATTGCATGGCCTGTACTGCTTGATATTCCCATGCTTGCATATATCGCAATCGGTGCTGTTCTTGGTGCTGACAACATCTTGCTTGGCATGATGCTGATTGGCATTGCACCGATGTTGCACGAACGTGCTGCATTGTGGCTGGCATTGTATCTGTCTGCATCAATGCCCATCGTGCTTGTGCTGATCGCACTGTGCTTTGCTGGCATGTGCTATCTGCACTTGCGACTGACAAGAGAACCACACCCAGATGAAGAACAAATTGAATGGTTGCGCAACCCAATCAAGTCAGCTATTGCGAAGCACCGCACAACATTGGAGACATGGCAAGTTTGGTTGTTGCCATGGGGTGCATCAATCATTGGTTTGGTTTGGAACAACGCAACACTCTATGCAGCGATGCTGCTTGGTTATGCTGGGTGCATAGCTGCACAAGATCGTGCACGCATCATTGCACCAGCTGCATTGCTGCTGACTACTGGTGCTGTCATTGTCGCTGGTGACTACGCTATTGCAATTCCCATTGTCAACTATTTCACACACAATCGAGAGGTCTGAGTTGTTTACTTACAAGGGGCAAGTATATGCAGCATATCCATTCGCAGTCAAGTTGCGAAACGTAGACAAGGCGAAGGAACTGATCCAACGCATCAACGAGATTGCCAAGCAAACGAACAACGGTTTGCAAATGGCAGTGTGGAAGACTGCATTGCAGAAGTTCCCCGAACTTACAATGTATGTCACAACCAATGGCAACTATAACAACACGACCATCATTGAACGCGTGCGGCAAAACGAGGAAGCATACAAGCGTGATCATGCTGATGTTGCAGATGCTCCCGCTTTTGATACAGATGCAGCGATTGATGAAGCACGCAACTGGTGTGCACAACGTGTACAGCAGCTGCTGGTGTCAACACCTGAACTTGCAAAGCTTGTAACGTTCAACAGTGGCGCATACCCAACAACGATTGAAGCACTGGTTGCTGGTGTTGATATTGTGCGTGAAATCGTCGATAGAGTTAAGACACCAAGCGAAACACTTGCATTGATTGATCAACCGATTGAAAGTGATTTCTGGCAAGACATTGATGCTGGGGAGGTGGCAGCATTCATTGATTCATTTTGCGGTCAGTACAAATGATGTGTTGTGGCGTGCGTGGTGTTACCAGCAGTGGCCTATTGCAACAACAAACCCCAAAGATGAAAGAGGCAGAGAACGTGAAACAGAACGCAACTACTTGGATGACTACCACGTACCATCTGAACACCATGCAGAAGCAATGGCACTGCAATACGTTGATGTCTTGCGTGTCTCTTTCTACGACATCATTGACATGGACTATGCTGAGTTCGTCAAAATATCTTTACTGCACAAAGCAGTAACAATGCGCAGACCAGCACGATTCATTACAGAGCACGAGTACGTTTTACAGAACACACGCCGCAAGTACGGCCTTTGATGAGCAATGGCAGTTTCCGAATTCGTTGTCAAACTGGGGGTTGACTCTGGTGCATTGATGAAAGCAGCAAATGCTGCTGACAAAGTGCTCGGTTCATTGGGCGCAAAGAAAGTGCGCATTGATGTTGACACATCACAAGTTGATACAGCAGAAGACAAGATTGATGGTTTGGGTGGTGTTGAAAGTGTTGTTGTTGATGTTGACACCAAAGGCGCTAACAATGCGCTTGATGGCTTTGGTAGCAAGGTCGGTGGTTTGTCTTCTGTCATTGGTGGTGCACTTGGTGGTGCTGCATTTGCTGGCATCAGCAAGCTTGCAACCAACCTCTTCGAAGGTGCGATGGCTGGTGATGAACTTGGTGATTCTCTTGAGGTGGCATTTTCGCAAGCTGGTGTGCAAGATGTGCAGGCTGCTATTGAAGAAACAACGAAGGCAAATCTTGCACTTGCCAATTCACTTGGTCAAGATGTAAAGCGAGTTGATGAGCTATCCAGTGCAGCAGCTGGTTTGGCTGGTGCAAGTGGACAGCTGAATACTGATCTGACGAAAGCAGCAGTTGGAATTGAAGCGTTGTCTGGTGGTGCTGTCAAAGGCGAAGCTGTCATTAAAGCATTGTCACGTGGTTTGGCAGATCCTGAAGGCGCTGCTGCAATTGACAACCTTGCGAAGAAATACCCACAGCTTGCCGACACTTTGCGCTCGAATATTTCGCCAGCTGAAAAGGTCATTGCACTCAACAAGGAACTGGGCAGCACATACGAAACACTTGAATCACAAGCGCAAGGCCCTGATGCAGTTATCCAAAATCTTAAGAATACTCTTACAAGAGGATTCGAAGAGGCTGGCCTCGCGATCATGGATGCGCTTGGGCCTGCTATCACTGAAATCAGTGCAGCCATCACACCATTGATTCAGCAGATCGGGCCTGTGATTGGCAAGCTTGTTGAAACGATCGGCCCTGTGCTGGCAACACTTGGAACTACACTGGGCAAAACGTTTGAATCACTTGCACCAGTGTTGTTGCAATTGTTTGATGCTATCGGCCCCGTCATTGCACAGCTAACTGGCACGGTTGGCGCTCTCATTCAACGTCTTGTTACTGGCCTTGCACCAACGCTGGGTATCATTGCCAATGTTGTTGGTGTTGTGTTGAAAGCATTGCAGCCAGTGATTGATGCGCTTGGTGATTCGTTGGGGCCGATCATTGACACTGTTGTTGCATCTGTTGCTGATCTTGCAAAGTCACTTGCGCCATTGGTGCAATTGCTTGTGCAAATCCTCGTGCCAATTGTCGAAGTGCTTGTGCGCTTGCTCGGTGTTGGGTTGAATGGTGCACTGAAGCTTGTATCTGGTTTGATCACTGGCATTGTTGGTTTGGTCAGTGGCTTTGTGCAAGGCGTGACATCGCTTGTGTCAGCAGTTGGCAGATGGGTATCTTCATTTGACGTGCTAAACAAAGTGTTTGGTGCAGTCAAGAAAGCGTTTGTTGATTTCGTTTCCATCTTGCCTGACTTCGTGAAAGAGGCGCTTGGCTTCAAAGATGCTGCTGGTGCTGTTAAGGATGTAGCAAAGCAAGCTGACAAAGCTGGTGATTCGTTTGATGAAGTCAACAAGATCATCAAAGAGAACAACAAGAGCGGCAAAGATCTCAACAAAACGCTTGGTGACACTGGCACGAAGGGCGCTGGTGCTGCTGGCAAAGTCAAGAGTGAGTTTGAAAAAGTCAAGCAAGCAATTGATAACGTACGCAAAGCACAACAGTCTGCGCTTGTTACACAACAAGAGTTGCTTGATAGGCAAGTTGCATCTGGCAAGCTTACAAAAGAGCAAGCGGAAGTGCAGTTAAAGCAGATCACAGCAGAGAACGCAAGGCAATTGCTAATAGGAGCAAAGGCATTGTTAGAAGCGCAAACGGATAGCGATGGTTTTGCAATTGCTACCAAGATCGTTGGCCCTGATGCGAAGGCTGCGACTGAGTATTACAACGAGTTACTTGTGTTGTTAGGTAAAGCGCAACGTGCGTTGCCAGCAATCAAAACAGAGATTGTCATACCATCATCTGAAGAAAGATTGCGTGGTCTGCAAACAGAGCTTCAACGCACTCAACAATTCTTGACAAAGATTGAACTGCCAACTGACAAGATCGGGTTTCTTGACAAATCGTTGGGCATGCTTGTTGAAGGGCTGGGCAACATCGAAATTGATCTGAAGACCGATGAAGCAAAAGAAAAGTTAGAAGAGTTAAACGAAGCAAACCAAGAGGTGTTGCAAGCGTTCCGTGCTGGCAGCACTTCGTATCAAGAGGCTGTCAATGATCTTTCTTCAACTGTTGTTGAACAAGTCAACTTGTTGGGCAAAGTTGCAAGTGCAAGCGGTCAAGCTGCATCTGATTTGTTTTTGGAGCTATCCGATAAGCGCAAGAAATACGCTAAGGAAAGCATTGAAACTGAACAGAACATTGCACTGAAGATTACTGAGATACGCAACAACGATTCACTTGATGCATCTGCAAAAGCAACAATGATTGCTGATGAGGAGAGCAAAGCAGCTGACCAAAGGTTGAAGACGCTTGAAAACTTGAGCGTTGCTGGTGCTGCTAAGTTTGCAGCGCTTGTTGTGTCTGGTGAGAACGTCGGCAAGTCACTCAAGAAAGTTGCTGGTGATCTTGCACTTTCTCTTGTTGATTTGTACACGCCACAAGTGTTGATGCTTTTCAGTTCCATCATACCACCACCATTTGGACAGATTGCAGGCATTGCAGCAATTGCTGGATTCAAAGCACTGTTGTCTGCTGCACTCGCATCGTTTGCTGATGGTGGCTATACTGGTGACGGTGGCAAGTACGAAACAGCTGGCGTTGTGCACAAGGGCGAGTTTGTTGCACCACAAACAATGACACGCAAACACCGTGGATTGTTAGAACACTTGTATGCAAACAAACCACTTGAATCATTCCCAGCAATTCAGCAGATGTTGCAGCAGAACCGCATTGGTGTTGTTGATGAAATGAAGCGTGGTATCTATTCGCAATCTATTGCCAACACATACAACGCTGTTGACATACAGCCAGTGGTAAATGAAGTGCGTGCAATGCGCGAACAATTGGAAGCAATGGACACGTTGCAGAAGACAGCAACCACAGTGGTAGTCAGTGCAGACAAGGATGCAGTGATACGACAGATCAACAAAGCCAATTTTAGAAAGACGCGTCGATGATCAGTGAGCAATGGAAAGCCACATTTTATCGTGCTGACAATGATCTTGCAACAGTCAGTTACACGCAATGTGCAACAAGCGCATTGCCAACAACGCATGCAAGCACCACAGCGTATATCGTTGCACCGTCCAACACTAAAGAATACAATGCTGAACTGTTGACTGATGTATCTGGATGGGTCGAAACAACTGGCACTGTTCGTGATGTGTTTGCAGTCGAGTTGTACCCATACCAATACGAAGCAACCACGACACCAGATCTTGATGATTGGGAAGCACTAATTGACTGGCTGACTGAAAAGCCAAAGCTGTGGGTGTCGATGCAAGGTGGTACACGTAGATACCCAGCAACAGCTGGCAATGTCATGCCAGTTGTCATTGAATCTGTCAGTGAGACAGTAAACAAGAGCGCTGGCAATCATGGGGTAACGTTGCAGTTGCGTGTGAAGGGGTTGCGCTAATGTCTACACAGTATCGCAAAGAATGGACATCACCAACAACTGGCTGGCGCTTTCGTTTGGACATTGTGCCATATGATGCAACACTATCGTCAACGCGTGTTATGTTATCGGGTGCAGAGTCAACTGCAATTGAAATTGGTGCTATTGAATCAAAGTTTGATTCACTGCCATATGGGTTGAAGTCACCAGATCAAATGACAATCAATCTGGTGTACAGCAAGTTGCCAGCTGATTTGAAAACGAAGCTGCTGAACAAGGTGCAATTTCTATATGCACCAGTTGTTGGATGGCAGAAGAATACGTTTCTGTATTTCAGTGATCGTGGCAGTGGTGGTGTCACATGGTCATTGGAGTTCTGCGGAACACCAGCAAAGATTGCTGGCACAAGCTACACCAAGGAAGCTGGTGCATACACAACATCAATTGAACTTGTTGATGCAATGTATGATGCATTGGTTGGCATGCCAATGTCAAAGATTGAAAGCAACGCGTGGGCTGGCAACTATCACACTGTGTTGTATGATGTTGGTTTCCCCAGTGCAGTGCGATCAGATGCATACCATACAGCACGTGTTGAAGACACTGGTTGGAGCACTGGGTTCTTTGTTGAAAGTTGGGCAAGTATCTTCAACAAGATTCGTACCAACATCACTGCTGAGTTGATACGCCAGACATGCAGAACGACAAACATATCAGCAGCAGCGACGCAACAAGCAGCAGACGCAACTGGCAATATGCCTTCATTGATTGGCAACGTTGTTGATTTCTACGAGTGCACAACTACTTATCCCAGATACATTGGCAATGCACTGACAACATCGACTGCAAAGCTTGTGACACGTGTGATTGAAAAAGACACTGGTGCAACTGTGGGTGGTATGGTGTCAACACATGATGAAGTGAGCTGGGCACGCTATGAAACGGCATGGGATTGGTACAAAGATTTGTGTGAATCCTTTGGTGCGAAGGTAGCGTATAGGCCAGTGTACAACGCTGGTGGTGGCAATCCTTACATCAGCTACGTTTGGTCAGTCGGTAATGTAAAGGGCTGGTTTGACTTTACACAAACTGCATCACTTGATGATTCACTTGAATACCCAGAGTTTACAGAGACAGAAGACGCGATTGCAAAAGCAGAGACACGCACTGACATGTTCAGTGACAACAACGT